TTTACTAGAAAACGTTTCTAGAGGAGGAGTGTGCGCCATTTTTCTTTCAGTCTTGGGCTTTGCAGCCACAGTGGTTGGCGAACCACGAAACGCGAAGAAAATTCTTCAACGTTGTGAACGGAACGTTAAACGAGGAGCTGAAGCACGAACGCCAGAACCGCCAGCGCCCATCAAACGGGGCCGGGCGGACGACGAAGCAATTGACGAAGCGCGGGAACGCGCCAAGCCAGGGCCACGCACGCCTTGAACTTTACGGCCGCGTGCCGCGACACCGCGGCCGCGGCGGGCGCCAGTGAGTGTACCGCCGGAAATACGGCGGATGAGCGCGCTCGTACCAGCACCAGCGATGCCAGGGATTGCTGTATTAGCGGCAATAGAGAGTGGCTTCTCAACCACGCTCCAAATGCGCTTCGCAACTGACCCGATAGCGTCGAGGATGCTGGACAAGCTGTTGAAAGACGCGGGAAACGCGTCAGGCAGCTCAATACACAAGGCGTAGTAAGCTTCAAGCGCACGGGGCTCATACGGAGCGGGTGGCTCCGCATACACGCGATCAGCAGCCTGCGGGGTCGCGATGAGCTCAAGGCCGTTACAAGTTTTAACCTGCAACTGCGCCCCGAATCCATTCGCGGAGCCGGTGAGACCGCGGAATAAGGCAACACCGATATTGACATTATCGAACCCGGTGTCGAAAGTGAGTGTGGAAGGCGTAACGATGGGCGGAACAAGTGTGGCACCCTGAGCGTACATACAAGAAAACGGCCAAGGTTGAACAGCCTGGGGAACAAATGAAGTAATCTGCATCGCACAACCACACTGCTGCGTAGCAGTGGGATTGAGGGGATACTGATTGCCCCCAGCAAGGATTTCAAGAGTGCCGTTCCACTGTGCGAACCCGAAGGGCTGAGCTGGCCCTGCGAGCTTAAGTGGAACGTAAACACCTTCACGGGATTCGCCCATGTAATACCCAGGCGCCATCGCCGACATCTGTACTTCATTAGTTGGCAAAACAGTTGTATAAGAAGCCGCGCAATACGGATAGTTATCCGGGGATGACACAAAGCCAGGCACACTAAACATCTGATTGCGCCGAAGAATCGGCGCAAACTGTGCAGCGTAAACCTGGCCCTGATCATTAATCGCAGCAGCAATCTGATGGACTGTGAAGCTTGAGTACTGATGGCGGGAGGCAGCCGCCAACGACGCGGGAATACGTGTCATAAACGTGGTGGTGGGATTTGGGTCACCACCACCACCGCCAACGCGGATATAGGAACCAGTCGCACCATCGACATTATCCTGGAGGCGAATACATCCCAGTGTAGCGTTTGGAGGCTGAACTGGGCCAGAAAAATCACACGGACTCGGCCCCGTAGCATACCACAAGGCATTCACATCACCCGGGAGCGACCACATGAGACAATCCCACATGGACGCACCTTCAGGCGATTGAATTGTAGCTTGAACACGATACTCGGGGCGTAGAACCATCTGCGTAGATGGGTCAGGGAGGCCGGGTGAGTGGGAATCGCCAGCAGGGTGTAAAGCGCGCATAAGCCACGCCCGGCCCTCGTGAGAGACGCCGAAGCGCGCAAGCGCGGATTCTATCTTTGCTCGAACAGCAGCATGATCCATTAGACAGAAAGGGAGAAGGATAAAGAAAACCAAACTCTGGGTCGGACCTCAGCCATAACGCGCAACGCGAGAGGCGAGGTTAGCGAGATCGATGTCCTGCATTCGTTCCAAAAGAGGGTGAACAATACAGCACACGGGCGGGGAACTGGCAACGAGTTGCTCGAGTTCCACCACCTCACGCGGGCTAGTATAATAACGCATACAGAACCAATGCATGAAATCGCCGACTACACTCTGAGTTTGATATTTATACCCCCGTGTCGAATAGATCGAAACGCCGTCCGAGACGTCGATAAAAGTGCGAACGACAGGTATATCCTGGTTCGTAGGCCGCAGGCCAGCACACACACCGCGAACGTAACGCGCGAGATTAACACGCGAAGGGGGCTTAATCGTCCAGAACAACTTAGCGAGTAATTTCCCAGGCTTCGGAATGAAAGCCAGCTGACCATCATCGGTCTCTGCGAATATGCCGGAGATAAAACTGGTGTCAAGCACATTCCGGAACGCGCGATACGATGGGATGATACCCAAACGCGCTTCACGAGATGCGATGAGTCAGCATCAATCTCGACATACGCAGCGACCAGGAGGTCATCGCCGGCAACAATAATAGAAGCGGGAATTGCCAAATCTTGGAACACCTTAACAGCAATGGCGGCATTAATGACGCTATTGCCAAGCGTGGTGTCATTGTGTCCGGACTTGACGGTGTGTTTGACTGAATACGCCATGGTGGAGTTGCGAAATTTCGCCACGGCGCGAACAGTGGTACACAAGCCCGCAAACGCGGATAAATTAGTATCGACAAACGAGTAGAGCCAGCAACGAAACTGGGAGTGGGTCGCGGACATGGTCGCATCCCAAGTCTTACCATCTCGCTCGTAATACACACGCGCACCACGTTGGCGGGTGCGAATTGCCCACGCGGTGACGTCAGCAGCACACATGCCGCTGGCGAACGTGACGTCGACGCAACCCATAGGGTAGTAGCGTACGACGTCAGTTAGCGTCTTTTGCAACGCATAGAATTGTGGGGCGAAAGCAGCCTGCGTCGCGAGATTGTAGTAAAATTGAATCAATCTCGCACGCGTCGGGAGCGTGGAATCACACTCACGTTTCACATTAGCCTGTGCCCGATGTGGCATCACGCGATCACTATCAATCGATTGTAGGATGGCGCGACGTTTCGACTCCGGCCATTTCTGAATCCAATTCGAAAACTGAACATAATCGCAATGTAGATAGTCGAGTTGTATCGAACGGAAAAGCGCGGAAAACGCGCCAGAAACGGACGAAAAATCGTCGAGCACAGCGGGTTGATGGCAACCATGGCGCGAACACAAGGCTTGGTGAGCGTTACATGGACATTTCCTCAACACGAAGCACGTGTTGATGACACGTCCAACGGCGTACGCACCGATGCCCCGTGTGTCACAATCGCGCGACGAGGCGCGCCGGAAAATCTTAACGTGGCCGCCAAGATTCGACTCATCACCAAAACCGAGACAAATCGTGTTGGTCCTCGCAAACGGATCGAGTGAATAGACACCATACGGGAGAGTGCGGATACATTCACCCATGCGTTGCGAGTCAATGAGTGAATCGAGAATCGGCCACGGCACGAGTCATAATTTTGAAGCGCGGACATCCGTGAACGGGTGAAGTACACGTTTCAAAGCGTAGCGCAGACGCGCCGCAAAATTAGCATTCGTGATCGCGGCATCGATAGCAACGTCGCGTGAAACATCAAACTCGCGGGCGGCATGTTTAACCATCGCAACAATCTGAACATACGGAAGTGTATTGTTCGTGCGGTGGTATTCGATCGCGATACGCGTCAACACTTCAGCGACGCGCTGCACAGGGGTGCCACGGTCAAGTGCTTGCAGATGGCGCGCCGTCAAGGCGACTAAATTGTTATGCGGCACGGGAGGAGTCTTGCACGGGAGTGCATGTGCCGCACGAAAGCACATAACGTTAGTGAACTCGAGTTTCTCATGGTACTCAATAACGTAGGGATACGACTCATGCACCAAATTATCCGGCACGATGATGCGCGATGTGGCAGCACCACACGTAACGGTGAAAGCACTATCGCCAGCTGGTGATACGTCGGCACTATCCGGGACGATAGGCGAATAAACCCATATCCGGAGTTGAGTGCAAGTAGCGAAACGCGCACGATTGAAACGACCGAAGTTGTACAAAAGCACTAAATCTTTAATCTCATG